ACGTTGGTTCCTGCGGCAAGTACTTCACGAACGACTTGATCGATCGAGTCACCTGCGTTGTAGCCAATGATGTTTGCTGCTGCCGAGTCAACATCCAAGAATGCTGTGCCACGGAGTTTTGCTGTTGTAACAACTGCGTTGCCGTATTCAGCCAAGGTAACTGTTACCTGACTGTCCGAGAGCGCTGTTGGGGTTACGTCAGTTACTTCGTTCAACGTAGATGTCGCTGCTGCGATGTCTGCGAAGATTGTGAATGTAACTCCAGTACCAGGCATTGCCTGTGCTACTGGTTGTACGTCCGCTGCCTGATCGAAAAGAAGTTCTGAACGCAATGCGAAATACGCAAGACGGTCAAACGCCACCTGGTCGATAGACAAGGACGAGGTTGTTGTTTCGCCTGCCATGTTTTAATTCTCCTTAAAGAATTGGTTAATTGTTGATTTGATTCATTCTTGCTTGAGCCAACAATTCCATTACTTCTCTTTCGGATTTAGCGTTTGCAATTCTAGTGCTGTAGTCAACCGTCGCTTCAGTTGTGTCTCCAACGCGTGATGCGTTGCTAACTCGATCCCATGCTTGCTTTTCCTGTGTAGGGGCTGCTTGCATAGTTTCTTGGGGCTTAATGAGATTTGCTTCTGCGGCTGCAACTCGGATTGCCTCGGGTGTGAGATCGCCATCGTAAGCTTTCACGAAATACTTGGACATCCCTGAAGATAGGTCTACGCCTGCCTTCACAAATGCCAACTCTCGTTGAGCTGACTTAGCTTCCTCTGCTTGCTGACGCAAGCTCTTAACCTCTGACTCCAACTCACGCATCCTTGCACGAACTGGATTCTTTGCTGCCTGGTCTTCCTGAACGCTGTCCTCTTCATAGAAGTCTTGTTCTTGCATGACCCACTCCTCCGCCCACACCTGGCTGGAGGGGCCAAGTGGCTGCATATCTCACCCCTATTAGCACATTGAAATCGGGGGGATTTCCAATGGTTATCCCTGATGGGATATAACTATCTTACATCACAATTAGTGATTGTCAAGGGTTGGCTATCTGTATTAACGATCTGCTTGACCGTACCCAGATTTGTACGAACCGCTGTCGCCTTGAGCAAGGGTTGCTGAACCACCACTAGCAGTTACATCACCGATACGACGTTTCTTGCGTTCTTCCACCAACCGTTTAGCTTCAGCATCTGTACCTAAAGCAGCCTGAGCAAATTGAAGATCCGTGATTTGCTGTTCGCCAAAACCACCACGTCGCAGTTCACCCATTTGTCCTACCGTTGTGAAGGCTGCTTCTGCTTCTGCTTGAGTAATACCCTGTCGTACAAACTGTTCAGCCACATCCTTATTCAAGTTGAGTGCTGAAAGTCTTTGAGCGCTTTCCGCAATTAAGGCTGCTTGCGCTTGACGCTTGTAATCTGGGGACATAAGAGGACGTGCTCGATCTGGGTCAATTACGTACGCAAGAAGATCTCCGTCGGTAACCCCATACATCTCCGCCATCTTGTTCTTTACTTCTGGGGAAGCATCACGCACAACCGTGTATGCATCCTTAAGGCGATTGTTTAACTCTGCTACCGATACGTCACCGCCAATTAGTTTCTCAAAATCATCTGGCGAATCGTAGAACCCCTGTGGCAAACCGTTGGCAGCCAAAGTATCTTTGTACGATTTTTCCAAAGAAAGATAAGTAGCTGGCGACAACTCTTTGAATCCCAAAGACTTGCGCCGTTCGTTTGCAGCAAATCGTTTCTTGTATGCTTCTTGTTCTTTTAACGCAAAGATAAGAGAGTCGCCGTCAGTAACATCTATTTCATCTTTAGCGTAAAGAGAATACGCATATTCATACAAACCCTCTAAACCATAACTGGCTAGCACGTTGCGCAGTATTGCTTTTGCTCCAGCAGCTGGAACAAATTCTTCTTCACCACCGTTACCCCCTCCACCAGTATTACCGCTAATAATAGGGGCGCCTGGGAAAGCATCTTCTGATCCACGTTCTGCAAGATTGCGAGCCTTACCTTGTTGAATAAGAGTGTTAAGAGCATTTTGTCTTTCCTCTAAAGTTCCCGACCCAACTCCAGTATTAGCTACAAGTTCGTTAATGTAGGTTTCATCACCGTAAAAACCACGAGCTTCATTAACAAGACCTGGATCCAGGGTCTGAGAAGTAGGGCGAGTTACCTGACGACCACGAGCTTCAGATAGCGCCCGAAGATCTTCTTCCGACATTGACATTAGAGTACCTCTCCAAACGTTTTAGCTATGGTTGTAGCTAGCGTCATAGCATCACGCTTTGCTTTCTTTGTGTTTTCAAAACCGTACTTGGGGTCCGTGCGCAGCATGGTTTCCCATTCACCCAACGTAGGTGGAGGTGTGTTGGGTCCACCAAATGCCGTTCTAAACTTTGGATCATTAAACGAAATAGATTCTGGAGATAGCTCTAGTGTCCTGGCAGCTGTATCTTTGTAAGAACTAAAGATCTCAGCAAGAGTTAAGCCAGCATCCAATTGTGGAGCCAATTGAAAGTGTGCTGCTTTAGCCAAAGCCATACCTTTTTTCTTAAGAGTATCCAGGGTAACAATTTCTCCGTTGTATTCTTTGCCCTGAATTGAGGCAAGGATTTGTTCGTTTAAATCTGGTGGGTTGTACCCGTAATCCATTGCTACTTTCTTTAACGCTTGCGCATCAAGGCTGTCCAACAAATCCTGTTTGCCACGGGCACGAGTACCCACAACGCTGTTCACATATTGCGACAAAGCAAGCCCATTAAGACCACGGCGTGTTGCCGTTAATGTGATGTCGTCTAGTTCTTTGGTTGTTAAACCAAGGTCGCCATAACCGCTAGCTATCGTTATGCGATTGGTCCTGATTTTGTCGGCTTTATCTACATCGAGCAGAGCATCAAATGCTTTGGCGGATTCAACTGTTTCGTTGTAGTATTTGGTTGCTTTAACTTTTGCATTGAAAGCATCAACACCAGCCTGAGTTGTAAATTCGTATTGATCAGGTCTTTTGGCTACGTCTTGGATAAGATCAATTAAGTCATCACCAAACTTGGCTCGAGCTTCTTGTTCTCCTGGTCCACCGTCAACAAGTTTTGCGAACTGTGGGAACTTTGCAATGAACGCACTACGCCAATCTTGTTTTGGCTCTTTCTTTTCTTTTGCCATTATGCGCCACCCAATAGTGAGAAGACCTGATTGATTGCTTTACCTGCCGAGTATGCACCAAACTCCCCAGGTGCAGCCTTCATTGCTTGCTGTTCAGCTGCAACACCAAGAGTGGTTGGATCTTCAACGTTAGATAGTTGACGCTTTCTGTCCATATCTTGGATGGCTTGAACTGCAATCTTTACTTCTGCTGGGGTTGCTGCCCTACCAAGAAGTTGAAAGAACGCATCTCCAGTTTGTTTTGCTGCGTCTTCTCTTGAAACAACAGATACGGTTCTGCCAGTACCCATTGATGGTGGACCAACAAAATCACCAGATGTCCACAGGTTTACCAATGCTTTCATTGTGCGGCGTCTATCATTTGCCGTCACCATAAAGTTTCCTATTGCAGTTGTGTCGGCACCGCTTAAGCTAATTCCATATAAAGCTGCTGGGCTAGGCTTACCGTTCTCTCCGTAATAACCAAGTGCAACTAATGCTTTAAAGAATTGATTGCGTTCCGCTTCGTTATTTTTTAATTTAAAGAATTCTGAATCAATCTCAGAATTTGGATCATATTGCGGTCTAGATGGGGCATCATCTTCGTTAACTAGTTTTTCACCTGTGTAAAACCACTTTGATCCACCAGGTCCACGCTGTACTGTAACTGTTTGTGGAAGCTTACCAGGCAAACTAGTTGAATCCATGCCCGCAATATTTGGACGCGGATAAATTCCTGCTTCTTCCTGAAGAGTCTTTTGGGTTATTAGATTATTGGGGTTAATAACAATTGGAGTTCTTTTAGGAACAGTAGTTTCTTCACCTTGTGCGCCAGTAACGCCAGGATCACCCTCAGCTATAAGGGTATCAATGTTTTGTTGTGAATTTTTACCGTCTTTATTGCGAGTTACCATTATTTTTCAACCTCTGATGAGAGCAATCGTTGCCAGATTCTATCAAACTGTGGGTTTTCTTGAGCCAAGCGATTGCCAAAACTATACAAAGCCTCAGCTACTGGTTTGGCTTTTTTAGAATTAAAGCTCTTAAGGTCCTTGTCTCTTAAGAAAGACTCTCTTGCGCTTAGATATCTAGCAACCAATGGAGCTACTTCGTTGTTTGCCAAACGTGGATCCCTGACCATTTCCTTTAACAAAAGCAATTGATTGTCAAATTCACCAACGGTGAATTCAGCTACCTCGGGGAAGCCTGGATACTCTTGGTGCAGTTTTGTGCGGTAAGCCCTCAGCTTTTCGCTTTGTGCTTCTGATGGGAAAGCAGGGAACATCTTGCGGGCTGCTCGGAACTTAGCTGAACCAATACGATTCTGTGCTAATTCAACCAGTTCGTCCAGTTTAAGCGACCTTCGTTTGCCCTCTGATTTCTGTCGATTGTAAACATCTTGGTTAAACTCTGAACCTGTCGGGCCAAAGTAAGCCGCAAGATCTTCATAGTCTTCCATCAGGTCTCGGTTCTTAAGTTCCCATTCTCCGAACTCGCCAGTTGCTTCAAGACCCTTGACCAAGCTTTCAGTTTTAGAACCAACATACAGCGCTGCTTCTTCTCCAAAAACTTTAGTAAAACGTGTAACAGCAGTTTCGTAATCTTCTTCCTGCATCTTGCTGAACACCTGAACAAGTTGATCAACGTAAATATCTTTGTCCTTGAGTTCTACCTTATATCCAACCTGCGGCGAAGTTGGTCCAAAGAACTGTTGACCAATTCTTATAGCAGTAATAATTCGAGCATCACGCAAAGAGTCTTTTTCAAGTTTGGCAAAGCCTTCTTTGGTTTTTAGGTCGTAATCACCAGATGCATACTTTGCTCTGGCTACGTCATTCAATGTTGTGGCAAACGCATTGTTTACTGTGTTGTTGTTTTCGTCATGCCAGCTGTACATCAAAGATATAAGTTTG